CGGCACAAGCCCTTGCACCAAGCTATAAAGGAAATTTTTTGAGAATAAATCAAAACAATAAGTGTTACCTGAAGTATATAATACTGTACCGCCTGAGTTTACCCAATCCACACGAACACTCGCAGCAATGGAGTTAGTAAAAAGATTTAGCGAAATTGAGGAATCAGCGATAGCCCATACCGAATAATCAGTAGTAGTATTTGATGCCTCTACAATGTAATCACCAACTGAGTTTTGTACATAGACCCTTTTCTCAGAAATTGCGACATCGCTACCTGTACTTGTATCTGTAAGGACTAATATTCCCGGATTGGAAGGAGATTGTGATGCGGAAAAACTCGGCGTTAGTGGCATTGTATTAAGGTTTATCAAATATCACATTTTATTGGCGATATTTTGTTGTTTTTTGTAAATTATTTTTTATACTTACTCCATTTCAGGGAAGACTTCTTTTTTTGCTTCATTAGCGGCTTTTGCTGCCAATGATTTTTTATATTTATCCTTTTCTAATGGAGTTAAGTTTTTATATAGTTTTGTTTCTCCTGAAGCATTATCCTCACTTGTTGTTACATCCCCGTATTGGTCAAGGGAAATCTCAGTATCACCTTTAATATCTTTTATTTTCTCTCTTGTAATTCTTGATTTCGCTTCTTCGTATTTAGCCATTTCTTCTTTAGTAGCATTTCTTTTTGTAGAAGTATTAGGGTCTTTTAGCGTCAATGGTTTACCTGTATCTTTCTCTACTACCCCTGCATCTGTGGCTTTTTTCTCTACTGCTTTATATACGTTTTTAGCTGTTTCTGTCGGGCTGAATATCTTAGTCTGAGGAATACCACCTTCAATTACTTTTAAGTGAGTGTATATTGACTTCATAGCAGCCTCTTTTGTTGTCTTGCCTTTGTCTATTTGGTCTTTATATTCCTGTGCCATGCCTAAACCCATAAATGTAGTCCATAGTGCCGGTATATGTTCAATGATCGGAGCAATGCTATGAGGCAATTTCTTATCCCCTACAACAATATCTCCCGGATTAAGTTCACCCGGTTCTAAGTCTTGTTCATCCTTCTTTTTCTTTTGACCCATGTGGGGGAATATTCCAAAATGAATACCTCCTAAAATAAGAGTCAAAGCATATAGCCCTGCTCCCATACCGCCTTTACGGAAACATCTTGCAATAGTGGCGGCTTGCTTCTCATCCATTTGAGATATTTTTTCCTTCAGCGCCGCTTTAAATTCTTCTTTCGTTGTACCTGATGTTATCCCGTCTAATGTCTTTTCTCCTTTTGTATAACCGCCTGCCGCAAGTTGTTTTTTTATTTCTCTGCTATTCTTAGCCGCCATTGCAAGTGCCTTGAATACACCAAAAGTATATTCTACTAATTGCTCATGTAAAATGTTTACCGGTACTCTTGTGATAGCAACATCAGTTTTTAATATGGTCTGCATTGCCTTTGCCATATTCTCTTTTTCAGTCCCCTTTTCGCCTTCAGGTAAATTATTTACCATTTTATTCCAAAGGTCTGATACTTGGTTAGACTGTTGATATTTACCACGCTCCCAATCAATATATGATTCATGTGCTATTTCAAGTATTCTCTCTGGATTTGAAATATCTTCCCCTGCTTTAACTGCTCCTTCTAATCTTGCCATAAATCCTGCGGCATAACTAAACCTACCTGAGAATGTTTTTGCTGCACTATGAGAGCGTCCGATAAACCCTAATACATAGTTTACTTTATCTAACCAATTACCGTCTTTTATACTTTCTCCCTCTACATGACCAAACTGTTTTTCAATTTCATTATGCCTGTACACTAATGCTTTTAACGCATCTTTGATAGATGAACCGCCAATAAACTTATAAATGAATGTTCCCTGAACCTTCATTAGTTTATCATTTACATTATCTTTTAGCTTTTTAAGTTGTTTCGGATCTTTATCTGCTCTCTTTGAATAGTTATTAAATGCTGTTGCCGCTTCATTGTATTCTTTATTAGCTGTTTCGTACAGCCTCTCTATTTTCTTTTCTCCCATCTGCCTGAAGTACGCTTCCACTCCCGCTTTTCTAGAACGCAAACTTGAACTTTCGCCGCCCTTCAATGCTACTTTAGAGATGCCGGGGAAAAACTTATCAAATATTTTACCGAATGTAGCCTTTGTAGCTGCTTCTGAAAGAGGACGCATTACAGACATAGATGCAACTTTAGCAAGTGTACTTGGCGCACCAATTAGTACAGCAACATAGGCCGACCTTATAAAATCCGCTGCTCTTTCAATCCCTGACTTTTTATTTTCCTCAAATTCTTTTTGCTTCTTACGGTATTGCTCTTCTATTATGGATTGCTGTTTTTTAATGCGGATTAATTCAGCGTCTTGTTTTTTTAATTTTACAGGAGGTTTGTCTTCAAAATTGCCTTCTGCTAACTTCTTGGTGAACTCCTTTATCTTTTTTTCAGCATTTACTTTTTCTCTTGCAAGTTTTATTTTTTGCTCTTGGTCTGCCGTGAGTTCCGCTTTGGCTATTCTTTTAAGTTCTGCCTGTTGTTCCTTAATTGAATTTTCAATTTTAGCTTTTGTCTCAGGTTTAAAATCTCCTTCTTTCAAGTATGCCTCAACTAATGATTCTTTAGTCGCATTAGGTAGTATTTTTTTAAGGTCGTTAAACGCTTCTTTGAATAAGTCAGCCTTATCAACTCCCCCGATATGTGCATTAATGTAATCTCTGATTAAGTTTTTCTCTACTAACTCTTTTGTAATATCTCCAATACTGTTTTTATCAGCGAAGTCTTTAATATCCGCTAAGTATTCTTCTTTTGATTTCTCCCCTAATGCTGATGCAATATGAGATTCAAAATCTTCTCTGTCTTTATCTGCTTTAAATGCTAATTTGCCATCCTTTACCATCTTTTCGATAGCCTCTGCTACCGTTGACCCTTTCTCTACTAATTGAGCAATGCCTTCAACTGCTAAATCCCATGTACCTAATGTAAAGTCAATATTTGTACTCCCTACGGGTTTCTTTAGTTTACGTATCTTATCAGCAACATCTTTCCCTTTTTGACTTAATGATTTTTCGGTTTTGCTTGGTGTAGAAGATTTGGCTTTTTTCAGTTTTTCTTCGTACTCTTTTTGAAGTTCTGATATTCTGTTATCAAAATCTTCCTGCATAGAACTAACCTTTGCTTCATGTTCTTTATTAAGCAAGTCTTTTTCCTGTTCCCATTTATCATTCACCCATTTTTCTTCTTCAGGAGTAAGTTTTTCTCCTCCTTTAGCATTCATTAATTCCATGCGGCGTATCTTCAGACCGTTCTCAGGATCATTTCTTATCTCTGATTGGTGCATATTAAATGCCCTACCTGCTTCTCCTTCAGGATTAACGCTTCTTGCTATGTTGAATAGGTCTGATTTAAGTCCATCAAGTTCTGCTAATGCTGCTTGACGCTCTATAACATTATCAGATTCTAATCCTTCGATATTTTTTATTCTTTCCTGCGTCTCTGCCCTAAACATATTAAGTACCGCTATATCTTCTGATGTAGGGTTGTATAGTATTTTTTCATCAACTTGTTTAGCTAAGAAATCAACCCTTGCTTTTAATGCTTCATATAATGATTTCTTAGGGTACATTTTCTGTACATTCTCAGCAGCAGATTGATATGTATTACTCCATGATTTCTTCTCTCTTTTTTCAAAGAGTTCTTTTGCCCCTTCTATATCTGCTAACTTCTGTTTTCTTATTGAAGTCCACTCTTCATCTCCTGTTGTTGGTTCTGCTTCTTTAGTTGGCGGTTCTTCTCCTGTTCCGCTGCCACTCGTTTCAGTTCCTTTAATTGGCTCGCTGCTTTCTGTTGTGGACTTGGGAAGATTAGATTTTGTATTTTCTTCCGGGAACATTCGTTGTGCAATTTCTGTAAGTTCTTTGCCATAGGTTTTTATTGTTGATTCTCTTGACCCTTCATCATGTGCTTGCTCTGCTATGTTTTTTAGATATTTTTGGAATTGTTCAGGGTCGTTCTTTGCTGCCTCAATTAATGGTGCTGCTGAATACCCTTTTACCTCTCCGCTGTTTACTATTTCTTTTGCTCTTTCAATATCCGTATCTACTGCACCCTTATCGCTTAATTTATTTTCAATGTGTCTTAATATATCTTTTTCATATAATGGTCGTGCATGATTATTTGGGTCAGTAAGTGCAACCCATACAGGTATTGTTTCATTACCATTTTCTTTAGCTGCCAATACTCTATGTTGCCCATCAGTTATTACAACCTTACCCTTATGCTCTGCAAAATTTTCAACGCCCTTTACCGGTAATATTTCTCCCGTTTCTTTTTGCCATTTTGCATATTTATCAACGGTTTCTGTTCGCTGCGTTCCTTCAGACTTAGTAATTACATCTTTAATTGGCAATTCTTGTAATTGATGAACTTCCCCGTATTTATCTACTGCATAAGTGCCAATAGGATGCTTCTCAAAAGTTGGCGGTGTATTTTCCCTTTCACGAATAATTTGACTACGCGCTTCTCTGGATTGCTCATCAACCCCATTGGGCAAATTCTCTAATGAAACTGTGTGTGATATTTTAGTTGCATCTTCATAATTTACAGGAGTAGCCCGATTAGATACTACTGCACCCTTATTATCAGATGCAGTAGTAGGTTCTCCGGCACTCACTTTATCTGAAAGCCCGTGACGTTCAATAATGTCATTAGTTAATTGCGTTCTCTGGTTAACTAATTCTGCGGAGTTCCCATCCAATTCATAATCGGCATCAATTTGTGCAAGACGTTTCTTTTCATCAGGTGTTAATTCTACCTTTTTTTTAAAATCTTTATCTGCACTTCCATCATGTGTAAACGTGCTTATAAAAACATCATTCCCCTCTCTTGATAACCCTACTCGAATGGGAGCGGTTCCTTTTGCATTACCCTGTCCAACTCCATTAGTACTTTCAGGTATTGCTTCTTTACTTGTGCTTTGTCCTTCGGGTTTAGATTCATCCGATTGTATAGGCTCAGTAGTTGTTTCTCCTTTGCTTTTATTTCTTGCTCGTTCATCTTGTACGTCTTTTATTGCTTCAAGTTCTGCTTCGGTTTGTAATTTCACTTTATCTTCAATGGGGATAATTTTACCATCTGCATCTTTTTCAGGGATGAGTTGCTTCTCAAGTTTTGCCTTTTGCGTTTCTAACTGCTTGTCAGTTTGTGGCTCAAGTATCAATGCGTTTTTATGCTTGGCCACCAATTCTGTTTTCTCTAATCCTAATGCTTGTGAAGGCGTTGCTGATTTTGCTTGCTCCTTTGCGTCAAGTTGAGTTATAGCATTAAGTACAAATTCTCTTTTAGCATCATCCTTTAAATTGTTTATTTGCGGATTTGCTTTAATGACTTTTTGAGCCTTCTCTATATTTAATTTTATTTGTTCTGCATCTTTTGGAGAAATAGTTCCATTATGTACTCTTTGGTCAAGAGCATTAATAAATGGTTCAGGATTTGTCCCTGCTTCTATAATTGCAGCAGCGGTAGTTTCTGAAGGACGGGATATTTTCTTTGCTCCACCCAACATTGCACCAAACGCACCGAACTTCAAAGTTTCTAACATTGCTTGTTTTGCATAATCTTCAGGTGCTTTTAGTTCTCCGCCTATTGCATCATTCGCCACTTGCCCCGCTGTTGTAAATGCGTTTACTTTTGCGCCGGAAGTCAACCCCTCTACACCTCCCTTTACTATATTCTTCCCTACCCCGTATAGTTTCTTAAATGTTGTAAAAGTCTTTGAACTTTCTTTTAGTGCAGCCTCAATTTCACTATCACTTAATTTACTGATTATATCCTTTATCGCTCCTTTCTGAGTAGATGCTAATGCTCTTATAGCATCAGGAGTCCCCGCACTTGCCATTGCAAGAGAATTAATTGCGGTATTCCTGAAAGCATAGGCGTAAGGGTTCTCTTCCCCTTTTTCAATAGCGTTAGCAAGCGATTCTTGGTAAGATGTAGCTGCTGTTGCAGCGAAAGCGGATGCAAATTTACGTGCTGCCCCTGCCGTTGCCCCGCCGCCTGTTGCCGCTTCAAGTGCCATAAATGGAGCAAGATTTGCCGCTAAGTCCCCAACTCCGTAAAGCATAGATGTAAGCCCGATGTTTGACTTACCACCTTCGATTGGAGTACGTGAAAATTTACCGGGATTCTTATCAAGTAATACTTTCACTTGATTTAATTTTTGGGCAAAAGACAAATCTTTATTTGATTTTATCGCATCTATTTGCGCTTTTAAATCTTCGTCTATTTGAGGTTTAAATGTTTTTTCTAATTGATTGTCTTGTGTTAGGTATGCAGTATTATCCTGCATCTTTTTCTTACCTAATATTTCTAACTGAGTGATCTGATTGTTTTGATCTGACTGAAAAGGTTCTTTAACGAAATTAACTACTCCGTTCCCTGTGTTTTCAATGCTGTTACCAACTGTCATAAACGGATGCCCTAAATCATGTTCCTGACCTAATAATTCTTGAGCAAATTCTCTGTTATTAAACTCGGCTAATGTTGGGTATTTTTCATTGAATTTATTATAGGCTTCATTAGCCTTCTGAATATCTTCATTTGATTTAATTATTTTATTCCCTATATCTTCCCCTTCAGCCATTTCTTCAGGAGTAATAATACCCGCTTTCATCTTCTGCTCTAACTCATTATATCTTGGAGTAAGCGTCTGTATATTTTCTTTGGCATGATTAATTGCAAGATTAATCCCCACTTGCTCAAGTTTTTGTTGCTGCTCCTGAAGACCTACTTGTGCATCAGGGTTGTCTTTTATTAATGCAGGGTCTATTGCGGCTAAGTCGAATTGCTTTGCTTCATGCGGATGAATATCTTTATAGTAATCAAATGCCGCTGCCTGATACTGGTTAAAGTTGGGATTTTTATTTTGTATTGCATCCGGGCTGTTCGCTTGCTGACCATACGTATATTGTCTATCTATTGCAAGATTATGCAACGCTTTCTCTCTTTCATCATCGTCCGGTATTTTATTTGCTAATTCGACTATCGCCTTATTATCTACTCTTTTATCAGAGTAATTAACATCGGACGCAGAATTACGAACAGTATTTACTAAAGGAGTTATATCAAGATTTGGATTCTCTTCTTTCTCTTTTTCAAGAGCGTTAATTACAGGTTGCTGCCATTTTAAAGCCGCAATATACCGTTCTGTATTAGCAGGGCTTTGTTTATATCGTTGTAGTAATTCAGGTTTAGTAAACCCCGGGGTGTTATACCATTCTTCAGGGACATCAGAAATAACATTTAAAAACCCTTCATCAAACCCATGTTTATCTTTGAGATTATTTAATATACTTTGTCCGTATGCTTTTGCTTCTTCATCGGGTAAAGTCCTTCCCGCTACTGTTTTAGTTTTAGCATTAAGTTCATTTACATATTTTACATTGGCAAATGGATCGCTATCATCTGCGGGAGCATTCCCATCTACGGTATTAAATTCAGGTGGCGTAGCCCCTAAGTCAACTTTCCTTAACTCTTCGTCTGATTGTGATGGTAAAGGGGATGCAGAAACGCCAACATTTTGTGAAGTGTTCGCAGAGGATTCCCCACCAACTTTTTTTTTTAGCCCCATGTCCATTTCAAAAGCATCTGCTTTATCATGTGGTATTTGATATTCTTCATCCCCTACTTTATAATATACTTTTGCAGTAGGGAAATCTTTAATGAACGCATCAGACTTATCCAATGGGATTTCATACTTAACACCGTCAACGTAGTATATTTTTTTCATTAATTGCTTTTGACTTTATATGACCCCCATTTAGATGCTTTTGACGAACTGCCGCTTTCTGAAGTTGATTTTACCGTTGTCTTAGTTTTAGATTCAGGCTTACTTGTGTAATGTAAGTTTTCCCCCTTTCTTTCTTTGTCTGCTTGTAGTTGGTAATTGCGTAAATCATTACGAGTTACTACGCCTGTTGGTGTCTCAATACCTTCAATTTTACCATTCTTAATTATTGCATTAAAATCAGAAGGTAAGATTATTTTCTGTCCTCTTAAAACTGCATTTACGGTTGATGGCAAATCCTCTTTTTTCATTCTGATTGTCCCATCTAAAATAGGTTTCCCGTCTTGGTCTATAACAACTCCTTTTGACACTTGCCCTCCTAACCCTTTTGACATTCCCTTTCCATTAACAAAAACCTGTACCTCTTTATCCATACCTGTATCATCCCAAGATACATCCTGACTAATATCTTGAAAATCTAGCCCTAATGCCTTCCTATAATTCATCCTATCAATAGCGTACCGCTGTTGCCTTGCAGCCCTCCTATCATTTTCTGCATTCTTATCTTTCTCCAATGCAACTCTATCATAAATCGGGCTACCTTCTTTTGTTGTTACTACCAATGGAGAAAGTGTATGCTGCATAGCTAAATACTTTGCTGCTCTTTCTGCATCTGTAAGACCTTCGGTTGGCGGAAGTTGTTTGCCTTCCATACCTAACCTTTTTACCATTGTAGGGTCTTGCATTAACTGATTATATTTTATTTCAGTTGCTTGCATTTCTTCAGGAGAAATATTACCGAATGTTCTAACAAAATCATCTGCCTTTTGGTTGCCTACAAGCCCCGTTCTAATTGCATCAAAATATTCAATGGGGTTGTTAAGCCTTGTTACTTTTGTTACATCCTTGCGTCTTAATTGTGGATTATCCACAACTTCATCTGTAAGTGCTAAAGGCTTACCGTTTGCTGTGGCAAGAAGTGTATTGAAATCGCTCATATTACCTTTATACCTTATTGCATCAAACGGGTCTGCATCACCAAGTTTTGTTACCGGTGTATTAAGGATACCTATCATTCCATTATGAGCATCCTTTGTGTAGGAAATAGGTTTTGTAGCAATCTGTTTTGCTTCTAATTGCTCTTTTTCTTTTTGTGCTTTGCTTTTAGAGATTATATCGTAAACATTTGCCTTTTTTCTAAGAACTTCTAGTTGTTCTGTAGGTGTAAGGTTGCCTCGTTTAATTTGGTCTTTTGCCGCAGTTTTATAATCAGCATACCTTTGAGTTAGTTCAGGTATGTCGGCATCACGCACTCCCGCAACATTCTTAGCGAACTCATTATCTAAGTCCCCTAACGCTTTTCTTTGGTCAGCATCACGTTGTTTTTGCTCGGCATATAGACGTTGGGATATTGTATCCGCTGCGGATGTACCTGTAACGTAAATATCTCCCCACGGCCTCGCCGGGTATTGGTGTTCTGCCATTTTTATAATTATTAAGGATTAAATCCCCTTGTATTTTCGTAGTTATATTCTTCACTATCAGCATCCCCTACCAATGGCATATTATTCCCCTTTTTCTTTCCTGCACCTCCTGATAAATAAGATCCCGCTAAAAGACCTAATGAGTTTACTGCATTAGCTTGGTTTTGATGCCCCGCACCTACAAGTCCCATATTATAATCATACTTACGCTGCCACGGCATCCTTACATTTGAATTAAATAACCGTGACTTGAAATTACCAACTTGGCTATTTACGCCCATTAGTGTTTTTTCATTATTAATTCTTGCGGCTGCATTTTGAGCATCTAATGCTCCTGTCGCTCTGTTTGCATTATCATCAAGTGCTGCAACCAATCCTAATCCGCCACCTCTATCTCCTGCTCTTCTTAAAGACCGAAGTTGTTGTCTCTGGATGTTTTTCATAGCTAAACTATACTGCTCTGATGGTAATCCTGTGTTTGCACGAAGGGTTGCTAATTGTTGGTTTTGTAGGAGTTCTTCAGGTAAAGATTCCATTGGGGCAGTAGCATCTAATTGCTTTAATGCTCTCTTCCCTTTATTAATCTGTGACGCTCCTGCAACAAGCCCATAAATGGATGTTAAAGCCCCGACACCGGCTGAATATGGATCTGGCATTTTATTTTATTTTTTAAAAGTTACGGGGGCTGTTTTGGCTCATCAAATATACAGCATAAATATAAGCAAAGTTAGCCCCTTTATATGTTAGTTTTATTTCGCACCAATTACCATTCAAATAGTCCCCTTCTACAAGTGCTAATTGAGCATCTGCACCACTGTTTGCATCTCTTAATAATGCTGCATACCTGACGCTTTCCTGTATCTCAAAATCTCCTGTTTTTAATTGGCTTATTTGGCGGAGACTGGTCTGCGGATTAATCATACTTGTATTAATATCTCCGTTAGTATCTGCTGCCCAAATCTGATTAGATTGATAAGACAACGCATCGAATACTTTCTTTAAAGCAATTTGATTATTAAACACCATAATTATTGACGGGTAATACTGTACTCCAAAGAAATTACACCAAGTCGTTTCATTATTTAAGATGTAGGCTGCTCCTGTTTTCCATGCTAAAATCTTATCCTTTGCCGATGTTACCCACTCAGGTATTAAATCCTTGAAGTCGGTGTAAGCGTTTCTTGGTTCATTGAAGGCAAAACTATATGCAGGTATAGTTATACTGTTATAAGTCCCTGTTTGAAGAACTACTACATATTCTTCTTCAAAGTAATCGTAATAACCTATAATCTTTGCTACTGCGCCATTTGGTTGCAAATAAGGTTTGCTGTATGGTGTTATTAGATTTCTTAAAAGATATTGCCCTTTATACAACTCATTTATAGGCGTAAGCCCGTTACCGGATCTTCTAACTTCATAACCACGAATAGGGTCAGTAAAATAATAGCCAGACTTGGCTTTGGCGAAAGACCACTTTTGATTGCCTACCCCATACTCCCCTGCTAAATACTGTATGTTGTTTTTATTTATAATAGCATCTGTTGTGGTAAGAACATTTGTGTCTTGATTATCCTGCACTATTTTACCATAAACGCTATACCATCCACAAGCCCTTCTTTGAAGAACATTTAGCATTCTATCCTCTGCGGATAGGACTTCAATATCTCCTTTAGAATTATCTACCTCATCAAAATCTAAAAACTTAAATCTGCTTACTTGGTTAATACTTGTATTTAGAAGGTTTGACAACCCCCATCTTAGTAGAACTGAGTTATACGTTCTTTTAGCATCAGCATCTACTATGAAGTTTCTACCATTTGGTAATGCAGAACTTTGATAAAAGTCGGAATAGTTTTGATCTATGATACCTATGTTATAAACCTTACTTGATTCTTCTACTGTAAACTTACCGGCAGCCGCCCCTTGAAAATTTCTAGGTAAAGAGAAATAAGCAAATGTTGTTGGTGCGGGGAATGTAAAATTTGTATCTAATGGTATTACATAATCTACTCCTGCAATTACATTGTTTATTGTTGCCCCTAGATTTATTGTGCTGAAAGGGTTAACTCCGTCCCAAAATGTCACAGCAAAATTAACAGCCGCAATATTAACTGAGGGTCTGAATAATATTTGACCCGTAATTGTGAAGTTTGGAGATGTCCCTGCATTCAGTTTTCTCATCGCCCAATTTCCGCCTGTAAAAACTTTTGTGGACGAAGTGCTTTGTACATTGTATAAGGCTACATCAATCGTGTTTGTTAATAGTGTTAGCCCCATATTCCACCTATCGTTAATTGTTGATGGTGGTGCTGTCTGAACTGAAATATCCCATGTTGCAGCATTGGCAGTAGATATTTTTCTTTTACGGTAATAGAACTGCCCTTTTATAATATCGAATATTGCACCCTGTGATAAGTTTGGTGTTTGATTTTGCGTTTGTCCCTGATGATACCTTGTATTTGTTCCGGGATTCCCAATAGTGTATCTCTCCCCCCATTCGTAATACTGAGTAGCATCGCCACCTGTTAATAGTGCGGGAGTATATAACTCAATAAAATAATTAAAGAAAGCTAATGTGCCAAAATCAAATGTCCCCGTTGTTGCAGGTAGCAATATTTTTACATATTGACCTGTATGTGTTGTACCGTTGACAGAAGGGTTAAATACTTGGCCTGCTATTTCAAAGTCTTGATTGGTATAAATTGTATTTACTGTACCGCTTATTACTTTTAAAAATCTTATCCTATCTCCCGGTGCGTAGTCATACGCAAGGTATTTTGAATCGGGGTTTTGAGCAATAAAAGCGTTCAGGTTTTCAATTCCTATGTAAGCATAAATGGAATCCTTGTATGTGTCCTTACTGATATAGTAAAGAAACTTTTGTTTAGCTAAACTTTTACTCCTACCTATTGTAAAATATTTTGCAGTAATTGGCGGACGGCTTGTAATTGTCAGACCTACATCCGGTATATTAGGAACCGCTGTTGTCTCAGTATAGTTAACTGTCTGTACAGAAATCCCATTTGTTGTAACGCTGCCGTTTGTCCTTCCTGCTGCATCGAAATATTGTATCGCATACGCTTCTTTATCATTCCAATTATGAACGTATGAATTAAACGGTATTGGTAATGCGAATTGTGTGGTATAAACTCTTTGCAGGCTCTCTCCGTTTTTATTGATTACTAAGTTCGTTGAGTCTGATGATACCACTGTAAATCCTGCTGTTACTGCTGCTGCCGATAGACCTGCTATCACCGCTGCCGTTCCTGTTGTAGCAACTGTAAAAGATACTGTTTGGTTTGTGGTTATAATATTAAAAGTATCTCCCGCTGATGCCACAGCTATGAGTCCTAAAACTATTGCGTGGATATTCCCTGTGCCAAATGCAGAATCCCCGCTTTGTGTTGCTGCGAAAAGATAAGGCAACTGAGTGTTTCTTTCAGGAACAGATGTAGATGTGGATGTCGCTAGTAATGGTACGGAGTCAAAGTTTTCTGTTATGCCTGCATAAATAGGCACATTCCCATTAAGCATTTCAAGAGCGTTTGCCTGAAGCGGAACCCAATCCATTAACTGAATGCTATCTTCAGGGTCTATTTCTATGTATGCTTGGTTATTGTAAAAATCAAAAGTTGCAAGATCATTGTTCGCTAGCCCCAATGCAGCTTTATCAATAGTTGCCACCAATAAAAAATCACTGAATTGGTTTGGATCAACTACTTGGTTTGCGTCCGTCTTCCCCGTTACTGCAACTAATATTTCTACTTTTTGTACATCTGCGTCAAGCGTTTCATATACGATTGATATTTTGCAGTTATTGGTAGGGTCTTTTTCATCAAGATTTATAGGTAATGGAACTTCGCTTTGAATACTCGTTACACTTTTCTCACGACTAAAGTAAACTGCTCTTGTTTTAAACTTGAATAATTTCTTTCTGAGTGTATTTACTGTTACCGTGTTGTCATTGCCATAAATAACAAGCGGAGGTCTGTTGGACGGATACTTAATCACTTCCAAAAAAGCACGTTTCATAACACCATACGTACCCGCAAGTGTTCTTTCTATATTTATTTGGCAGGGTTCTTTTTGAGAATTATTAAAATATAAAGTGTCCCCTTGTTGAGCATCCCCATAAAGCATTTTTACTGCGAATATTGGCTCATTCAAGGTGAAGTTAAGAATATCCCCGTCCGTATTTGTACCTGAAACTAATAATGCAGAAACGGTAAGACTATCAAGACTTAATATATATATGCCATGATTGGTATTGGAGTTGTAATTAAAATAAAATACTCGTTGTTTCAGATTATCATAAAAAGATCCAATACACTCGTTATCTCCTGCGGGTAGTGTATTCGTTATAAGAGTTGTTCCCGGTACATTTTCTATTCTTAGATTACCTTCTACACCCCGGTATCTTATATTGCTTGCACTACGTAATGATGCTGACCCTATATCTTCATTTGGGCTATCAGTATCCATCATTCCATTAAACCTTTTTATTTCTATCATTATACAGGGGTATATAAAAACTGAATATCGCTTTGGTGAACTATTACAAAAACATCTTCATCTGTATCATACGGGCTAAACAAAGTTGGGTTCTTAAAAAACAACTGATTACCTTCGGCTGCATCCGCATTTGTAACTTCTACTCCCACAGACAAAACAGTACCGAAATTCTCATACGCCCCTGAAGATGACAACCTAAACATATCAGGAGTAATCTCTAATATAACATATTGACCTGATGCTGTGACTCCTGCGGGTAGTGCCATTATTATTTATTTTTTATCAACTTCTTAATTTCATAGAATCGGTCTGACGAATGACATCGTTTATTGTTTGCAGCGTAACCTTCTTCCCTGTTAATGTTCTTCTAGCTTCCGTTGCTGCTGCGTAAAAGTCTTGCCTTGTTCCTGTTTTTTTCTTCCATGAAATAAAGGCAATGATAGCTTCCTGCATTGAAGTAAGCACCATATAATCTTCATCTCTTTTAGGATTGCTTATGTATTCAAGAATAATATTATCATACTTAAACTCAGGTGAAAGGACAATGAGATTATTTGTTTCATCTACACGACATTCCCCATATTGAATAAGCCCACCGCCAACTCCAAAAAGATTATAACAAACTCCTTGATTGTAAAAGTTTTGATACAATAGATTTTGCTCCACCGCTAACCCATCATTAATATTAGGTGTAAGTCTTTCTATTCTGTTTGGACTTGTGTCTGCATAGGTTGTAATTGCGGTATTAATCTTTAGGGTATTAATCTGTCCTTTCTCATCCAACAAACCTATTTTAGTCCACGAGATACAGTCAGGTGGAATAGTTACAGTTTGATTACCATTTTTAGGTAAGCGTACAGTCTTAGGTTCTGCTGCGAACTGTTGCCCCATAAGTGTAAGACCACGAAGCGCAAGTATCCAACATTCATCTTCGTCACCTTGCGACTTCTGTGCCTCATCTAAGAAATATGAGACCACCGTCTTTAAGGGAACATACTTTCCTATGTTATCGTTTATTGACATTATCCTTTAAGTGTTGCGATTCTTTCCAAAATGATATGATCTAAATGCTTGCCCCAACCACCTGAATGTTGTACATTCATTAGATGACGAAGAAATAAAATTTCATCTGACTCTAGGGGTTCTGCAATCTTCGCTGCAATAACTTCTTTTTCTTTCTTTTCATCTTTTTTATCTACTCCCTCTTCTTTCATTTCGACTGTTTCAGGAGTTTCTACTACTGTATCTTTTACCTCTTCTTTTGTGGTGTGTGTTGCTTTTGCCATTGTTTTTTATTTTAATTATTAACTTGTTTTATTACCGGCGGGAAGCCCATCAAGGATAATATCCTGTGGCAATCCTAATCTTTCTTTAAGTCTTGCTGTTACTAAATCCATTATCATTTTCTGAGCATCATCAGGTAAATTCATAGGGTCATCTAAATTAGTTGCTCTTGTGCTTGGCATTTCAACATAAATATTATGATTTGCTAGTGGAATACCGTTGCTTGCAGCAAGCCACAATTTACTACCTGTTACCCAAGCCCTCACTCCGAATTGCATAGGCATTGATTTTCTCCTGCCAACTCTCTTTGCCTTTATCATAATTATTTCAGATCCTTCCCCATGAACACTATCTGCAAAATACATTCTGTTTATGCTATACCCAAGTGGTAATGATAACGGTGGTTGTGGTAATGTTGTAGTCCAATTCCCCGTTACTGTATCTTGCGTTGGTGCTGCTAATTCAAATTGCAAAATATACGCATCAGGGACTTCCATTGTTCCCAATACTTTTGCCCCGCTCCATACCTGACCAACCAATCCGAATGACATTGCCTCATTTATATACAGGAGCATCTGCGATTCAGTCACAGTATAATCCTCATCAGGATAGTTATTATTCATGTGAATGGCTATGCGTTGACAAAACTGCCGCCACGAAAATGTTAGTGCCATATTATTCTCCTGTTACTGTTGCTATTTGACCAAATGCCTCAAAATCCTTGTCCTTGAAAGATACGCCTAATGCTTTTAATGTTCTCTTAGAAATTTCTATGACCTCATTTTGGTTCCATTGGGGTTGTACGCTTGCTCCTGCATTATAAACCTGCCTGCCATCAACTAAAGTAAATGCCCACACAATATCTACAGGTTGCGACAAATAATCTAATTCTAACGGGGTTGCCGCTGCCGGGAAAACTTTGTATGTATTTGTATATTCAACTACAAAATAATTATTATCAGCTATGCTTGGCGGGTCAATTACGTTATTTACAACGAACCCAATTTGAGCATGATTGATTTTATCTACGCTATGATTGTTTATTCTAAGCCCTAATTCATAAGCAAATAATGCAGGCTTTGTCGCTATCCCTGCCGTTACCGTAAGACTTGTATTTAAGGTAAACGGAGTAAGCTCTGTAAGTATGGGTTCATTCTGAATAAGCCCCGTATTTCCCCCTGCCTTAGTATTGTTGTTACGCTGCCACCTCCCATATAAGTCTTTAAAATAAGCGGTCTGTTCTGCATTCCATGAATAGAATAACTCGTTTGCGCTCATTCCTCCTGCCTGATTTTTTCTTATCAGAAAGAGTAAGTTTTTGTAAATTGTATCAACTGACCAAGCCATGATTTATATAATAATAGCCCTTACAAAATATTAATGCAAGGGCTATATGTTTTAGTTTTGTTTGTTCATTTAAGAATAGAGTGATTTAAGTTGAGTTAGGAACTCTGCCCCGTCTTCTGATTGAGAATATTCAAATATTCTTTGACAGATAGCGTCCGGTGAAGTTAATCCTGAAATATCACAAACCTTTGTATTCTTACTACCCCATGTTGCCATGTTAGGGTTCATCTTATTTGTAATAGTTCCTGATTCCCAAGCCTTCTTAATAAAATACTCGGTTTCAATAGCTGTATTACCATAAGACTTTATAAAAGTTTCAGGGTCTTTAGCCGCTTCCTCTCTGTATAATGCTCTTAATTGTTTTTCGTTCAGTTTATTCCCGGCTCTGTCAATATCTGAGATGCCTAACCAATCCGAATGTATTTTCATTTTAACTTCGGATGCTTTTTTAGCCATGCCTAACGCTTCTTCCATTTGGTCTATTTTAAGCGTTGTCGCATTTGCTATTCTGTCTGCATCAAGAGTTTTAAAAATGCCGTTAGCTGATTGAGTTCTAAAAGGGCTACCAACATTCCAACTTGCAATGTTCATGTATAACAGAAGCCATCTTTCGTACCCTTGACACCCCCATTCTCCGTCTATAAATAAGAACTTGTTTTTATTAGTCCCGGCAATAAGTTGATCTACTGTTGCTTTATCCTGTGGTTGTTTGTCAACAAAAATAGTTGTACACCCTTCATAGTACCTGATGTTTCTCCGTTGATTATTCCAAATGATCTGAGAAGTAAGGATAATATTTCTTCTTGGTGTAAACCTATTTGGTTTTAAAGCAAGATTTACTCTGCCACTTTTTGTTGTTTCTATTGTTGGATATGTTGGCGGCAAAAGTTCATCTGCCAATTCAAACATATACTTTTTTGTTGCATCAAATTCCTGTGTCAGAAACAAATATTCATTTGAGTCTTTTACTACTTTTTCTTTTTCAGTACCGTCCCCAATTTCTACCCACTCCTTCTGAGCAGGTTCTTTAAATAATGGGGCTAATGTTTTAGCGTCTGCCATTGTATGTTATTTTAAAATTAGCGGGTGGAAATACTCCACCCGCTTGGTATTGAATTTTAAGAAGAAATACCTTGAAGTATCACGAACTGCTCTGCTGCGATAGTTCTGCTACCAACATAACTGATTTGCTCGTACTTGTTACTTGCTTCTGTTGTCTTCGTTGGTTGAGTATAACCCAAAGACCAACTGTACATTTTCATTCCTGCCGGTATATCCGGATTTGTTTGATATACAAGTTGCATATAAGGACGGGTTGAGTTATCTTTTGCATCCTGAGTCATCCCTTGTGGAGCGAATAATCCGAAGTATGCACGATAATCACCTACTGTTGGTGTGTAACCAAACAAAGGCTCTGCACCAAATCCTTTGTAACGATGGAAGTGAAAATCAAAAGTATCTGTAGAAAACCCGGTAAACCCATAAGAAGCGGCTGCTTCTGCGGTACTTCCTACTGATCCGTAGCTAATTGCTCCGTTTTTGTAGATACCAAACAAAAGGTTGTTGATGTCTTGACGTTGCGTTAATTGTTGAAGACCGTGGTATTCTCTTGGCCCACCATTAGCATCAAGTACATTGGTTACATTTTGGAAGTCACCGATTGCAAATTGTTGTGAAATATAATCCACTTGCGTTCCTCTTGCTTGTACGTCAGGAATAACGCCGGATGTACCATTAGTCCCCGCAATGTTTGAAGATGGTACACCTTCCATGAAAATATCTTCCACAGAAGCCATCATTTGAACGTTCATTTCTTTTACTGCCAAGTATGGTTCGTAGAAATTACCGTTGCCAAAGTCAATCTGCGTTTTGTTCATTGAAGCCAAATCGCTTGACTTAACAGACGCTCTTGCAACTGTAGCGGTATTATCGTAACGATAAAGTTTTGCTTGTTGTGTCCCTTGCGAATCAGAAGATTCACCTGCAAGTTGATTACCGAATGTTTCCATACCTTCTCCTGCCAATACCACAGTACTTGAACTTGCGCCTGAGTGAACTGTGTAAGCACCATTTGGTGTAAGTTCCAATACAAATGCGCCTGTCGTTCTTGTAATGTTTGTAACCTTAAATTTTAGACCGTTTGATCGGAATTTAACTGTTTGGTTAAGAAGGAAAGGGGATTGAGTTCCTGTTGCGCCGTTATTGTAAGATTCAGGGCTTTTGAGCGTAACACTTACCGGTGCGCCTACCGCTCCTGCTGCTACCTGTGTTAGAACTAAACCCGAACCGAATGGGCGGCCTTTTTCAAAGTGAGAATATGTATTTGTTGTTGTGCTTGTTTGCTCAACTACTGTGTTTCCCAAAATATCCATCGCAAGCATATATTGGCTGTTACCATATTTTGCGATTAGACCCGGAATGTAATCGGGGATTACAAAGTTTAAATCATTGAAGATTCCTGTGGTTATCCCTGAAGGATATGCTACCGGGCCGGGTTGACCAGTTACACCACGTACTATACCTGCTGGCATGATGAGTTAGTTTATTTTTATAATAATATTGTTTGTTAGTTTTTTGCTCCCATACCTAAAGACGCTTCCATTTGCAGCTGGAACTCTGTCTTTTCCCCTTGCGTTACTACGGGGATTCTATTTAAACCGCCGTTAGAGTTATCAGGAAGTAAAGACTTAATTGTAGCATTTTTTGACTGTTTGATAGCTTCAAGGATGATCTTTTCCTTGTTCTGAGCAAAGTAAATGTCCTCTAAAAACTTACTTCTATTAGGAGTTCCATCCTGATTAATGTAAGCCTGTAAGAACTTGTTGTCAAAATCTGTTACTGTTTCAACTGCTTTATTAAATCCTTCTTGGTCAGCTACGTAATCAAAGTTGAAATCAATCTTATTGGATTCATCCTTAAAATTGGTCGTGTACTTAATTTGTTCCGGTTTGAAAGACTTGTAGGCTTCTTTTGTTTGTGTATCGGCTTGCTCTGTCAGTTTTGATTCTTCCTCCAACGTTTTCTTGTATTGAAGGAACTCTTGAAATTCAGGGTTCGCTGATTCTATATTAGGGAAAACTAATTTCTGTTTTGCTGCTTCGAGTTTTGGTTTAGCGAACTTTGCATCAATAATCAAATCTTTATTCACTGCTTCCGCTTGTTCTTTCCACTCGTCTTTTCTCATAGCGAACTCTTCGTCTGTTTCGTCTATGCTTTGTGATGGTTCTTTTGGAACTGAATAAAGTCTTTTGAAACGGTGGTTTACATCTTCATCCGTTAAATCTTTATTTTCCAATTTCAATCCCATCTTAATAATATCCGCTGCTGTTTCTTTGGTTACTTCTTTGGATATTAAATTGTCAATATTCTTCTGCTGTTGATAGTATTCAACTACCTCATCTACTTTACCTGACTGTATCGCTTCAAAGTACTTTTTGCTTTCTTCGTTTTCAAACTTGATTTCTGCTGCCGTTTGTGGTGGCGCAGCTTTAAAAGCACGTAATTCTGAAATCTCTTTCTCTATATCTTCGGGTTTTTCATAACCGAATTTCTCTTTAAATGTATCAAAAACGAATGCCGGTTGTTCTTGTGTTGTTGTAGCCGCCGCTGCTTCTGCGCTTGCTGCCGCTGCTTCAGTCTTTTCGGGCGGTATGCCACCGTTTAGACTTATTTCCATCATATCCCTAACTTCTTGTGGAATTTGATTTTCAGCGTTATTTACTTGGGTTTCTACTACTTCGTTTTGGATTGTTTCTGTTCCGTCTGCCATGTTATTGGGGGAATTTTAAATTGTTTACATAAAAGTATATTTTATACTTTTCACTATGGTTTATTGCCTACAATGTGTACATTTGTATCCATGAAAAGTACGCCATCTAACGATAAGCCAACCCCCGTAAGATTAAAGGAATTAAAAGCCCCGCTTCAGCAAGAAGCGATGCAAATGGATAGGTCATTAAATTGGCTTATCCGATCTATTATTAAGAAATATTTATCAGGGAAAGAAAAGAGTTAAGCAGGTATTTTAATCTTATATTGAGGTAATACCCTTATAGGCGTACTTAGGTCTGTGCGAATAGGCATTTGCATCTCCCCGAATACAGGAACTAATGCCATTTGTAGTGATACAAATAAATCGCTCTTTGTTCTATCTAAATGGTCGTATTGCAATGCCTGTTTAAGTAACGGAATAGATTTTATTCTATGAACATGACCATTGTATAAATCATTCCGGGTTCCATCTATGTACCACTTGGAAATCTGGAGCATCTGACTTAATTGAAAAGGATCCCCGGATCTACTACCGTACTCCCGCTGTTTATTGGGTTTTAAAGGGTTCATCATAATTTTCGGAGTCCAAGTTAGAAAAGCCTGACAATTTTCTTTACAGAAATACCTATAAAAATCTGTCCTTCTATCAATTTCATAATTACTTTCGCAGCCATACCACATAGAAACTTTTCTTACCTCATCGTCAAAGTGAATATCTAATCTTGTTGGAGAAATCCATAGTGCAACCGGGTAAAGACCTGTTTCTTCACCATTAACTATCAGTGATTTTTTGAAAACTGTAATTGCAGGGTTTGACCCCGCCACAGCTACCCTATCTTGTGTAGTATCTACGCCAACTTGATATTGGATTTTATTAGTAGGCTCAAAGTACCCACCACTTTCTTTGAATGCGTTAGGCTTTAGCGGTTCTTCCAAGATGAACCACCCTCCCTTTTCATCATCCATATAACCTATTGTCCTCTTCTCTTTATCTTTTTTATGTGGGAATATTGACTTCTCTATTTCTTTCTTTTCAACCAATCTACATTGTCTCCAAAAAGATGGATTAGCCTCTTCATTTTTTATTGCATTTGTTATGTTTTCAGCATTGAACTCGCACCTATCGTTACCCGCATAAAATGCTTCATCTATTGTTTTCGGCTCTTTACGAACCCTCGCCGCCCATGCTCTCTGGTTATGCTTAACTGTTGCCCGATCTGCATCTATTTCCTGTTCCGTTTTTGCTTCATCAGGATAGCCGTATATATCAAAATTCCTTGCTCTTATGGATGACATGAAGAAACGGTAAAGCCCACTTGGTGTCCTTCCATTTTCCCCTTTATTATTTTGGTCACTATCATTCCACAATAATATAGCGGCTTCCGATACTCCATCCTTTTCACTCTCTAACTGCTCTACTGTGCTTGAATATAAAGCCTTGCCAATTATTCTACCTTCGTCATCCAATAAGCAATACCTAACAACATCATGCCTTTCGTACACATCTGTCTCTGTTGTCTTAGCAAATTCGTCTCCAAAGTACCGGTGTAATTTTTGGCCATCGTAGGCAACCTTATCCGCACTCTGAAAATCTATCATTGAATTAAGTTCATCTTTATCCAATGCTTCTTCTGCTTTCTTTCCTCTGATATTTGTTTGCTGAAATCTTATCTCTGTCTTAGGGGTAATACCTAATGACATATCGTACTCTGGCTTAAAAAACTTAGGTAACGATTTAAAAACAGGAATAACCGCCTTCCCAAAAACCTTCTTCGCATCTCCCCCTGTTTTGCTCTGGATCCCTCCGTTAGTATTCTTTGTTCTTGTTACGTAATCTAATAAGAATACACCGCCTCTATACGTTTTACCAAACCTTCTTTTTGTAATCTCAATCATTCCCATGCAGTTATTATCTTCAATACAATACTGTTGAAAATAATAATACTCTAAGTCTGGGAAACGGAATTTAGGAACGCCTATGTCTATCATTAGCCATTGAAGTAAAAGGTAATTTGCTCCTGTAAGATACACGGCTTCGCTTACTCCCTTTTTTGGATTAAAATTCATAAACCAAAACCCATTTAACCTTCTGCCCCATTCTTGTTGCTTAAACACTTCTAATTGATCGTCATAGAAATCTTCATCACTATCTTTTTTGTTCCGATCATATTTGTCCCATGCAGTCATTGTTGCTTTATACCATGACGGCAAAGGGATTCTTTCCCAATATTGCTCTTCAGGGACTTCCGATCTGCTGTAAACGCCAATATGCTCTAATTTCTTAGTAGCAATATTGAAGACATACCCTTCTGGCGGTATCCAACAATGTAACCCTTGTATGTTAGTCAGGCTGCCCTGCGGTATTTCCCAATACATTTGATATGCTTTCTGGTGTGATTCTTTCTTTACGCTTAATTGTATCCTCTAAATCTTCTTTTTGCGTTATTCTTAATTCTGTTCTCAATATTTTCAAGTCTGTTATTGACCCTTTTAGTCCTTCTCCCAATGCTTTTACTCTATCGTAAAACTTATCATCTTTAGGATTTTTCTTAATCTCCTCTTCAAGTTTGAAGTCCTTTACTATATCTACCTGCTGACGTACCCAAAATTTAAGAGCATAGTACCCCTCTCTCTCTAAATCCTCATCTTCATAAACTGCAAGTTTTTGATTTAGTACTTCAATTTGTCTTTTGAGATTGCTATTATCTCTTTTAAGTTCTTCCTCTGTCATAGATACTTATAAGGTAATTTGATTTTATGTCTATCCTTCAATATTTCTCTAAATGTATTCTCACAATATTTAGTAGATGCAGCCGCTTCTTTTACAGTTTTATAAATATGATTAGTTTCAGTATTTATAACCCTCTTTGACATATTATGCCCATTTTTAAGAAGTTGTATCTTTGTTTTTTCAGAGGCCGCCTTTCTTAGTTCAGGGTTATCTCGGTATAATTTACGCATTCTTTCAGAATGTTCTTTTGATAACTCGGGGTTGTCTATAAACCGCTGTTTCATTTTCTTGCTATGTGCATCAGGATTTTCTTTCTTGTATTTAATCCATCCTGACAAACACCTTTCTTTCAATTCAGGATCATTAGCAAATGCTAATTTTTGCCTTTTTGATGCTGCTAATTTTGCTTCCGGGTTTCTTTTATAATAAGCCTTTCTAACCTCGCTCCTTTCTACTCTTAATTCAGGATTATCAATAAACCTATTTTTATGAAGCTGGCTCATGCTTTCTCTTACCTCTGTAGTAAATCCTGCTTTTGTGCGTATTGAGGTATTAAGCCTTTGTTCTGGATTGCTGAAACGTATTTTTTGAGTGATACTTATTTTCTCTTTAAACTGTTGTGTAGTCAATGCGGGAATATCATCATACCCCGGCAATAACAAGTTTAACCCGTTACTGTGTTCTACGGAGGATAGATATAAATCTCCGAAAACTCTCTCCCACATTAGTCGTTCTACTTCCTCGCAGTATATCAAAACTTTAAAAGTGTGTGCTTCCCAACCATATTTTTTTATTGAGTTATATATTGCTGACTGCCCTGAACAACTACAATTTTTATAGCGATTAACTCTCTTATCTAGCCTTTTACTGCTACCGACATACCTGCCATTAGATGGACTTGTTATTAAATATACTCCGCACCTTTTATCCATAAATTATTGCATTTGCATTTCGGGTTGTTGTTGCATTTCTTGTTGTTCTCCCATTGGTGATTCTTGTGGCTGCCCTGCTTGTTGTTCTGCTAATTCTTCTTGTTGTTCTTGTGCTACGGCGGCTTGATCCATTTGTTTGTTCTCTGCCGCTAACGGGATGGTAATGTTGGGTACAAGTTGTTGTATAGCCGGCATGAATGCAGCGATAAGTTTACCTGATTCGTCTTTTGCTGCTACTGCTAAGTACCCTTGTAAAAGAATTTCTTCTTTCTTTTTTGTAGATTCAAATTCAGCCATTTCTTTTTTAGCATCCATTTCGGCGGCTGCTAATTTAGCATCATTTTCTGCTTTTTGTTGAAGACTGGTATTTTGCGTTTCGGCATTTTCTCTTGTTCTTCTTGAAGCTTCTTCGTTCGCCTTACGCCTATTCTCTTCGTATGTTTTTGTTAGATACCAACGTGCTAATTTTGGATCATCAATTTCCCGAATCATCATTGCATCTTTCAATGTTAATGATGGCTGTCCCATTTCATCAGGCACTTGACTGTAACGTTGAATGTCTGCCTCTAATCTTTCTCTTTCATAGTCTGTAGATTTCATTTTAACCTGCACTTTAAAGCGGGTGTTTATCATGTCATCTTTGGATTCAGGTTCTTCTTTTACTATATCGTTCCAATGAAGTAAACATAATTTGTAGCAGGTCTGTTCCCAAAGAGTATTATTAGCGTTTAGAACATAGTCTGAAACGTTGTAGGATGCGTTATTTTGCTGTTCTTGAAGTACACCTGAAGTTCTATCGCCTACATCACTACCGTCACGATATTGAGGCACACCAATGAGTTGTCGTATCTCTTGAACTATGCTTGCCAATACGTTTGTGATTTCAATTATTTTACTAACCGTATCATCGTGTGCTGTATTGGATATTGCCGGGGCTTCTTTTGATAGCGGGTCAAGTCCTTTACTACTCCAAACTTCTGTACCCGTCTGATTGAATATTCTAAGTACCTCTTCCCATCCTATTGAGTTACCATTACCTAAGTCAATGTTACGTGCGCTTTCAACATCAATTCTAATCCCTGCGGGACGTATTTGAGATATTAACTGCTTGCGCTTTAATTTGAGCATTGTGTACTCACGGAGCGGTTCCATTATCCTTTCAAATAAAGATGGCACATAATCCCCGTCATTATTAGGGATGCTTATAGTCCATGAGGACATAGGCTTTGATACATTTGTAAACTCACTTACAATTAAATCAGGCTCTCCCCAATAAAGCATTTTATCTCCGTAGGGAGCATATACGCCTCTCATCCACGGATTGCTTTGTTTCTTAATTATTTTTACGTTGTCGGGCTTTGGTTGTTCTATTATTTTGCCTTCTTTGTTTTTTGTTTGATAAGGCACATTTTTTTTAAGAGATATATTTTCACGCCCGAATGAATCTGTCTTTGCTACATAATAGGTTTCTTCCCCACATAGTATTTCACAATCTAAAACAAGTATTGAGCAATCATCATAAGGTCTAACTGTATTTTGCATCAGCATACTGTATGATTGCTGCCATTGGTAGTTAAACGTGCCTATGTTTTGTTTTGTTGCTGAGTTCTTTGCTAATTCAAAAATATCTAACTCTGTAAGACCATCAGGGCGGTCATCTGTTTTACCGAATTTTGCTCTTAATTCTCTTACTTTAAGATTGTAAAACTCCCCTACCATTGTAAGTTCACAATCCCCTGTATCATTCATAAAGAAGTTGTAAATCATATTTGTCGGGACTCCTTTACGAATACTATACTTTTTAGGCGCAATCCTTTCAATCTTTGTAGCCCCAAGATTAACTACGGTATGGTCATAAAGCGTTTTTCTATTAAGTACATTTTCAAACAATATACTATCCAATGTAAGCCCCAACATTTCTTCAAACCGTATTTCCTTTGGCAATCTATCCTCCAATTCAAAATACACTCTTGCCATTAATTCATCATCAGGAACGTATGCCCCTGTAGGTTCTAATTGAACTCCTGCTTGTTGCTGTAAATCTTGAATTGTTTCAATATCCCTCATACGAAATAACGCTTCAAGCATCCTGTCTTCTTTCTCTGAGAGAGAACCGTCATCTATTGCGTTTACACAAGGGTAAAGTTTATTTTTAGCCATTGATTCTACCAACGTACCTACGAACTGTGCCGCTATACGCTGCTGTGTCATATCCATCGGAACGTGAGCCTTATTAGCATCACTTACACTCATGAAATCCAAGAACTGTTCCATTGGTTGCGACCCTTTGCTCCATAGGAGTAACTGTTGCATACGCTGACTTCTGCCTAAAAAGAAGTTCAAATTAGTTGCATTACTCGTCTGCTGAGAGTAAAATGCTTTCACGATTGCCTTCCCTTTTTCTTTATTAGCCCTATCTTCAGGAGACAAGAAGACCTTTTCCATTAACGGATCGGTAAATGTGGGTAGTGTTGGTTCTGGCATTTATAATTTATTTTTCCGGGTTTTGTATTGAACTTTTTTAGAGGTTTTTCTATTGATTCTTTTATATCCCAACCTAATTCTACATATCTTGCCCACACTACACTATATTTTACGTTGTATTTATCTGCCGCTTGTTTTAGTGTTAATCTTTCTCCTTTATAATTCACAACGATATTATCTCTTCTGTTATTTTGATTTTCTTTTGAAGTCATTACCTCGCAAGTTTCAGGAGAATATATGTTGCCCCCGCTTTTATCCTTATCAATATTAAGTCCTTTTCTCCATCCGTTTGCTATTGCCCAATCATGGTAACTTTTGAAGTTTTCTCTCCATTCCTTACAAACTGTAACCCCTTTCCCTCCATAATTTAAATAATTTTCGCTGTTTTTATTATAACACCTCTCCTTCATTGTACTCCATACTTTATACAAAGGATGATTTTTTGAAAAGCCATGCGTTTTATTACAAACTATC